ATATTTCCCGTCTTTCTTCGGTGCTCCTATATCTACCCACTTCTCGTCTAACCATTCTTTAAGACCTTTTTTTGCCATTACACCATTATTGTTTTTTTATGCTTGATAACTTTACCTTGGCCTCTTCCCATAACAGAAGTTGCTCTTCCACCTTTATTGAAGACACCTCTACCTTTTAGGACATCAGCTCTAGTAACTTTACCATCTCCTGTTAAATCAGGAAATTTTTTCTTACCAGCCATTGCAGATCCTCCGTTTGCTTTTTTAGTTCTTCCTACTTTACCCTTACAATATTTAGAGGCCCAGATATTAGCATAGGCGCTAGGGTACACCTTGAATTTTTTCTTCGCTGCTGCTTTTCCTGCCGGACATAATTTTGCCATGTTAGCCTCTCTTGTTTAATTTTTTTAGAGTCATCGCAAATCTTGCACGTTGACCTAATTTACCTTTTTTCTTTGCCGCCGCTTTTAATTTAGAATCCGGAATCTTTTCACCTTTTTTAATTTTAAGGGCTTTTCTTAAAGACCCCGGTTTCTTAATTGCTTTTTGAATAAAATTTTTAGACATTACTATCTATTAATTTTACCTTTTTTCTTCATCTTGCTACCGAATCTTCCGTAAGACTCATCTCTAGAAGCTTTTAATTGCTTCTTCGTTCTTTTCTTCTTGATTCTCATAGCGATAGATTCATCTTTTCTAGCTTTGTAACCTTGTTTTTTCTTGCCAACTTTACCACCTTTTTTGTACATAGCACCACCTCTCATGCCCATGTCATCTTGGTAATAACCAGATTTCATATCTTTTCTTGCAGTCGACATTGATCCTCCGCCAGCTTTCATCGCTCGGCCGCCAGATTTCATAAATCTAACATTTGATCTTACTCCGTTTTGTCTCATTTTTTACCTCCTCTAAATATTTGTGTTCCCTTGATACCATAAATACTCGCCACGACAAGGATCCACAAATTTGTAAACCATGACGGTAATTGCGAGAACATATCAAAAAACATTTTGACCTTGTCCATCGCTGTCGGGTCGTCTGATACGACTGCCCATGCCAACACCGCTACCGGAGTTGACAATATTATAAGAACGGCTTCGTCCTTCCAATCTGATTGTCTCGCTTCTAACAATTTACCTTGGTAAGCTTCCTCACCTCGGGCTTGTTTTTCTGCATGCAATAATTGTGCTTCAGACATTGCCATTTTAGCTTTTTGTCTGTTAGCATAAATTTTTGAACCAGCTTGCGCGGCTAATTTAATCGCTTGTAGCCACATAAACTAATACCAAGTTGCTGTTTTTTTCTTATCAGCTAGCATTCTTCTTCTACCTCGAACATCAACTGTATTTCCTTCGTTGATTTTGTTCATAGGATCGTCTTGGTTGGTAATAATTTTAGATCTTGGGTCTACTGCTACTTTCCCAACCTCTTCTTTATACTCAACGCCACCTGTTTGGTAGCCGTCTTTACCAACTCCTAGCTCTTTAGTTATTTTAACCATAGTTTTCTCCTTATTAAATAGTTTATACCTACTTTTTAGGGAAATTTCTACCGAAATCAAATTTTTTGCCTGCGGTAGACATTTCCTGCTTCGTTAAACTTGTTGCAGCTCTTAATTCAGCTAAATCTTCCGTCTGATCTAGCTTCTGTTGGAAGTTAGCCTGGTTCATCATAGCTTTCATACGATCAAGATTGATTCTTTCTTCATCATCTTCAGCTCTTCTTTGATTTTCGGCTGCTCTCAAGTCTAATTCTCTTGCTTTTAACTTAGTTAATGGGTCAGCACCTAAGCCACCATTAATTTCTGAGTCTTCTTTTTTAAATTCTGCCATCATTTCAGCAATCAATACAGCTTTTCTAGACTCAATCTTCTGCATTACGTTCATTAACTGAGGTTGAAGCTGTGGATTCTGCTTAATTTGTTGTTGCATCATAGCTACTGTTTGTAATTCTTGTGCAAATTCTATTTCAATCTGCTCTTGAGCCATTAATGAAATGTGTTCCATAATATTTTTCTCAATACTTGCTACCATCATCGGTGAATTTTGTACTAAGTTAGTAGCTAAGAAATTTAAATGCGCCGTAATGTGAGCTCTATGGTCTTGACCAGGGAAAGCTTGGAACGGTTTACCTGCCATTGCATCAATATGTTCTAATGCAGGATCTTTTGGCATTGGCGGTTGTGGTTTTTTTAATAACAAATCAATATCTTTTACACCTAACGCTTCATACATATTTCTGTACGCTTGATAAACGTTGTGTACTTGTGGATTGGAAACTGCCAGCTGAAGTTCCGTTTGTGCGAGAGAGATCCTCTGTGTTTGAGAAAATATATTTGGATCTGCAACTGGCAGTATATCAACTCGGTCATCAAAGTCCGCTTGTTTAACTGTTCGCGAACCACCCACAACATCATAGGGGTATTCTGGTGGGAGGTAAAGTTTATAGACTCGAGCTAATAATCTGAATTCACTTTTCAGTGAAGCATATAATCTTTTATGGATCGCAGACATTGTTCTCGATCCTCTTTCTAGCAATGCTACGGTCGTACCCACAGCTGCTGATTGATTACCCTCACCTACTTGCAAGTCTGCTATTGAAGCAAATCTTTGACCTGCTTGTACTACGACGCCCATAAGTTGTAACAAAGTTTGTGATGGTTCCTTAAATGGAAGCATCATAAACGAATCTTTTATATTTCCACCAGGAGCATCTACATCTCTAAACTCTCCAGGTTGAATTGACTGTGCATCATCTCTGATTCTAATTCCTCTTTGTTTAAACCCTGCAGGTAAGTTAGATAAAGTTCCTGCGTCTAATAGTTGTCGTAAGGCTTGTGTTGCTGTTCTTGATAGTCCACCGATCATGTGAATTAAACCTAGGCCATAGAAACCAAGACCAGGTAAAAATTTAAAGTGAGTGAAATATTTTATTCTAGATTTATTAGGATCACCAATTTCATAGTTTCTTCTAATAGATAAAATAGATCTTGTTGCTTCTTCTAAAGTAACAATGTACGGAAGTTTAATCCCTGTTGGATTACCATCCATATCTTTATCTTCGTATCCTTCTAAATCTAAATCCGTATGTACTTCTAAAAGTGTAAAAACATTTTCTTGTTTTGTTTTTCTAATACCTTCTAGTTCTCGTTCTTTAGCTTTAAGATCTGAAGTTGTTGTAGCATTATCAGTCGGTGTTCCTAAATCGATATCTCTATAGAAACCTGCTACTTGTTGTTTACGCAAAGTGTTCTCGTCCATTTTTAAAACATGAACGATTGCTTCCGCATCGTCTAATGAGGTAGCCGTATACGGAACAACCAGATCATCTGCCGGTACAAATTTAGAAACTGCACGATTCATTAATTCATCGTAATACGTTTTCTTAAATGCTGAACCCGCTAAAGGTAAATAAAATAATAATTGATCAAAGTCAGGTTCGAACTCTGGCATCTTTTCCATAAGTTCGTAATTCATATAATCTTCGACTCTTTCTGCTTGTTGAGTTTTTTCTGGAGTAATTTTTCCAACGACCGCTGTTCTTACTGGTCCTTCGGCCGGGAGTAATTCTTTATAAGCCAAAGCTTGAAATTGTGTAACCGCTTCTGCTAAGACTGGATGCGTAGCACCACTAGCGTTTTGAAAAGGTTCTGTTTTGTCTTCGTATTTAAATCCTAATAAATCTAATCCTTGAGTATAAGTTCTTTCCCAGTCTCTTCTAGATTCTTTATACTCTTCAAAGTTTGTTTGTAGTTGTGTGCCTAATGGATCAAGAATCTCATCACCAAGGAACTCGGCTAAATTAGAATAGTGCTCGTCACCTTCTGCAGGGGCAACGGCTCTAGGATCAAAGTTTACATCTACTGATCCATCTTCATTTTGAATTGTTTCAACACCATCAGGAGCTGTTACTTCTTCAGTAACTTTCTCTTGTACTTTTTCTGTGATCTCCTCTTGAGATGGTATCTTAACTTCGCTTCTTGTGTTTGGTAATGATTTGTCTACGTTGTCCGCCATTATATATTTTCTCCTTTACCTCTTTAACAGTATTATAGGATATATTCAAGCCTTGAGGATTAGGGCCTGATTTTGGAGGCAACAGATTTGTTTTAGGATATTTCATTATACCTTCAATATTCCAGCTACGCCGCCATCTGCATATCTTCCACCGATACCATATTTACCAGCATACTCTTCATCATATACCGGCATCTCCATTTCCTCTACCATTTGCGGAGAGGGTTTAATATCAAATTTTTTATACATCTCTGGACGTTCTTCTCTTATTTTAATTTTTTCTTCCAAAATTTCTTTTTGAGTATCTTTATCTAATTTATTATACCACTCAGCACCGGTATCTAAATCTGTTCCTTTTCCACTTATAAATTTACTTAATTCGTATTTTGCAATTTGTAATGCTTTTCTATAATCTCCATCTTCATCCATAAAAAGAGGATACACTTTTTTTAAAAGATCTGATTTTACACCAAACCTTTCTACAAGTTCATCTCTTTTACTGGGTGTGCCTTCACTTAAATCAACTCGCATTATACCACCGTCAGCTTTGAAAGATTTAAGTTGTCCTTTATATAATCCATCATCAGTCATTTTCCCAGAACTGTCAAAACTTGGTAGGGGAACTCCTGCTCCTCCGTATTTAAAAACACTTATGGCCTCACCCATTTCTTCATCTGATGCATTAGTTTTTTGTTTAATTATATCTACATCTGTTCCCATTTCTAACATTGAAATTATTAAATCTCTTTTTTCATTATCCATAGGGAAAGGACCTTGATCTGTAGCTGGACCTGGTTTGTTAACACCAAATTCTATATCTGTAATTTCATTAACCATTGTAGGGTTTTGTTTAACTTCTTCTTCTAGAGCTGCTAATTCATCTGGACTTAAAGATCCATTAGCTAAACCAATTCTTAATGCAGTTATAATTCCACCATTAGCTTTTTTTACACCACCCATTCTATTAATGTAATCTGTTAAACTTTCTCCGGCTTCTACTAAAATACCGTTGTTGTAATCGTCTATAAGTTGTTCGTAACTATTTTCCATATTAATAAAACTTCTTTGCTTTTCGTGGTCCTTGATCCTCTTTGTAATCTTCAGGATGCTCTATCAAACCACCTTGTCTAAATCTCATCACAGCTTGTGTCATACTATCGACCAAGTCATCGTGATCGCCATAAGGGAAAGCAGCACACTCTTCGATAACATCTTGAGCAAACTCCATATGAGTAGGTGCCCAGATCTTACCACTTTCAAACAATGGGGAAACTGAGTTGACGCGAGTATGCTTGTCATTTCCCTTTGATGGTGAGAAATTTATAACAGGTATTCCCTGCTTTCTCAACTCATAAGTTAGGGGTAGCCCTGATGCTTTGGATTCTACGATAACTGTTTCAGGTTGCCAATATCCGTATTGTTCTAATGCGATACGCTTGAGTTCTGGAAACTCGACTCGACCTTTCCATGCATCAATCAACATTAAACAAGGACCTGAGTCTTCATCTTTTTGAAACACGCCCCAGGTTGTAATTGCAGAAAAATCGGCAGAAGATTTTTTCATGAATGCAGTATCATAAGATTGTATAACATGTCTTAATGCTGGAAGATCATCTGCATCCCAATCTTGCCACCATTCTCTTTTGATCAATGCTCCTTCTTCCGAAGTTGGATTTTGCATGTACTGTGAATTCCATTTTGATCCAGGTAATGTTGCTTTAACAGCTTGTAAATCATCTAACTTCCAATACTCTGGCCAGCATGGTTTACCGCTTGGTAAGATAGC